GATTTGCAGCGGGCTTGTGCCCGATTCGCACCGGATGGCCTGCCACCGGATATTGTGGAAGGTATTGCCGGAGATCACGCCGTCGCCCGGTCCCGCCACTCCCACCCCAAATCCGGCGCCCGTATCGGGCGAAGCCAGATTGCTCGAGAAGTAGTTGCCGATGATGCGAAAGTTCCGCGCCGCCGGATAAGCGCCGCCGCCGGCCCACATGTTCAGCTGAACGCAATCGCCCCAGGCGTTGGTAAAACGATTCCCTTGGATCAGCACATCGCTCAGGTCGTTCGCTGCGAAGTTGCCCAGGAATCCAAAAGACAGGCTGTCGAAGACATTCTCAATCACCCGCACGCCGGAACAGCCGGCCGCATTGATCTGGATTCCGTTGACTCCATGTACATTCACCGATGAACTGAAGCGGCAGCCGCGAAGCGTGATATCGGTATTGTTGCCCAGGCAACGGAAAAGATCGTACACGTTCCCGTCAACCGTATTCGTGTTGTCGAGCCAGACGCCCTCCACCGTCGCACGCACTACGCCGCTGGCTACCTGCAGGTGGCAACTCCCGTTTGCGGGAACGCCTGTGAACCTGGCGCCGCCGCCGCGGATCGTTACGTCGTTGTTCGAAATAGTGGAAGGCGCGTAAATCGTTCCGCCGGTTCCCGCGCATTCGACTACCTTTGCCGGTCCAGCCGAAACCAGGGCTTCCTGCAATCCCGCCGTTGCGCTGCGGATCGTCCACGCGCCGGAATGCGTATTCGCGCAAGTGATGAAGAGCGTTCCGCTGGCGGCTCCGGATACCGCCGTACCGCCGGTGATCAACACGGGTTCAGCGGCGCCCGTGCCGCCCGAGACATACAAATAGTGGTTCTGGTCACTCCCGTTTACGCCATTCGGAACGGGCGCCAGGTTGATCAGGTTGCTGCCCACCGTGAGCGACCCGCCGGGCGACTGCGGCGCGAAATTAAAAGCGGCCGATATCACAAAGGCAGTGCTCGGCACGTTGGCGAGGTTCGGCCCGAGCGCCTGCTGGATTGCCTCGACTTCGGCTGCGAGGGCGTTGTGATGGTAGGCGTCGACAAAGCCTGAAACGACCGCGCTCGCCAGATGCAGCGCCGGCGTCGTGCCGTCGAACCCGCGGAAGATAGGAACCACGGCGCCCACGGGCGGCCCGGTGGTCTTCACGATCTCGCTGTCGATCGAAAGCAGGTTCCATGCCGTGATGGATTCCGCGTGCTCCACCGTCATGGAGGTAGCCGAGGCGTCGAGCGGCAGGGCCAGCCGCGTCTGCTGGCGGTCCACGGCGATCGTCAGGTCTGCATCGGTTGCCACGCGGCCGGGATATGCGGCCGCCGGCTTGCCGAGCGAAAACGCCGCGACACCGTTGAAACGCGGGCCGAATCCGCTGAAACCGAATGTCTTGATCATTGGGTTACCTGCAAAGCCGGCGCGGCCGCCGCCTGGTGAATGTGGTTCTGTGCGTTCAACTGAACGATCGACGCTTTGTAGCTCTGCGCCTGCGCGGGCAGCGTCGGATCGACCTGCGAGCGGGGATATTCGGGCAGCAGCGCGATCGCGAAGTTGTACCGCACGGCCATCTCGTACCCCGGCGGCAGGTCGATCGTCTGCGAGAGCGAGGCGAACTGCGGCATCGTGACGTAGATCCACATCTCGAGTTGCCCGCCGAGGCGCGGGATGGGCGCGATGTAGACCGAGGCCGACGGGAACCCGTAGTCGCAGAAGAGACGCCGCACGTAGACGGACTGCGCCGCTTTTTCCGGCGTCGATTCCCAACCCGCGGAATCGACGATCTCGAGTTGCGAGTCGATGCCGCCCGAAGCCACCGAGGCGGATTCGATCCGGACGGGCCGTTCTGCAAGGGTGTAGGGACCATTGATGCCTGCTACGGTCACCAGGAGCCGCTTGCGGGCGACCAGCGACGCGCCCTCGGTGTTCCAGCTCGCGAACATCTGGTTGATCGAGACGAGCGCGTCATTCAGTTCGAGAGTTTCGAGAGTCTCGCCCGCGGCGATTGCGCCGATGAGGCGGAAGGAGGAATGAATCAGTTCAGAAACAGTAGGCATTCGCTATCCTGAAAGTGCTATGAAGCTTGTGCGGTTGTGGGTGAATGATGAGGACTACGGCGAGATGACAGACCGGGCGGCCGAAATGTATCGCGAAGTTCATGTGCGTCGTTACCCTGACGAACCCCTTCGAATCGAACCCGTCACGCCGCAGCCCGAAGAGGAACCGGCAGACTAGCGCCTCTTTCGCGCGGGCTTCTTCGGCGCAGGCTCGAACGCCGACGCCTCGTCCGGCGCCGCGCCCGGGTCGCCGTTGTCTCCGGGCGCGCCGCTTGTCTCCGGACCCGCCGACGCGGTGAGCAGATCCGGAGCAGCTTCAACCGCCGGCCCTCCAGCCGGCGGCCAGACGGTCCGGCGCCACTCGGCGCCGAGCTCGTCTTCTTCATCCCGCGAAAGCACCACACACGTCAACGTCCCGGAGCGGTGGAACATCATCCGCGGGTAGTCCTGGTATGGCGTCATACACCCGCTTGGTTGACGGTGAACGTCTTGCCGTTGACGTAGATATTGGCGGTCCTCGCCGCGCCTATGTTGGCCGATACGGTGTAATCCACCTCGCCGTCGACAGTCTGCGGCGTCGTGGGCGAATCGATCGTGAGCCACGTAGCGACGGCGTCCGATGTCGCCGTCCACGTGCCGGATGTGCCCGCGCCCGTGATCGTGACGGTAAAGCTGTACGGCCCGCCCGCGGCCGGCGTGGACTGACTCGTCGGCGCGATGTCAACCGGAGGAACGTCCGGCAGTTCGCCCTCCTCCGGGGGCGTCAGATCGACCGGCCGCCAGGAACTGCCCATCGCCTGCGCCGCGGCCTCATCGCGTGCGAGCACCGGCGGCAGGTTCACGTTGTACATGAGCCGCGGCCAACTCTCGGGCTCGGCTTCGGTAGGATTGGCGGTTAGCCACGTCGCTACATCAAGGTCTGTTTGGGATTTCATTTTGATTGTTCCTTCCTTTTTGCCGCGCGATATTCGCGTTGATATTTCATCTGCTGTCGATGGCGGCATGGCTTGCAGTAACGAATCCCATTGGGAAATGCGCTATACGGGCCGCCGCACAAGGGACATTTGACGCGCCGGTAATTGCGCGCCGCCATGTTATTGCTGGTCGCAGCAAGGGAATTCTCCCGCGCCGTCACCAGCCGCAAGTGATCCACGTTGCAGCACAGCTTTACGCCGCACGTATGATCGATCTGAAGGTCTGGCGGGATTGCTCCCCGGTAATGCTCCCAAACTGCCCTATGAACCATCACGCTGCGGCCCGCCAATCTCGCTGTACCGTAATACCCCTTTTTATTGCCTGTCCAAATGTGGCAGGGAGTCTCCGGGCTAATGCGCACTTTTCTTAATAGATTCTCGATCGTATTCTGTTGTGCATCAGCCCAACAGCGATCAGAACAGTATTGTCGTTTCGCAAATTCACACTGCTTCCTGCCTTTGGGGCCGAATGGCATTCCGCATTGCTTGCACGGTTTGGTCGATTGGCGAAACGCTTCCTTGCTCTCTCGCCGCGCTTCTTGGTAGCACTGTCTCGAGCAAAAGACTTTCCATCGGAACGGATCGCCAACCGGCCTGCTTTTATTGAAACTGCGAAAATCCTTGCCGCACCGTTTGCACTGTGTATCTGTCTGCATGCAGACAGCATATAGTACATCAGCCAAGACCAGCAACTACTTTAACTTGCTACTCTTGTCGCCCATTCGGGTCGCTGCGCTGCTCCGCCGTACAAACAGTCGCAGCGAGTAATAAATTTGTCCGTCAAAATGTTGTACTGACTCACGCAGCGGATCGACACGCCCGTATCGGGGTCCTGCTGATTTGCTGCGTAGTGTTCACCGAGCGGCACGGGCAAGGGCGCCATGCCGATCACGAACGCGGATTTGTGGAAGCCGATGCCCTGCGGGCTCGATGAGGATGCAGCGCCCGAGGTAATCGTCAGCGGCGCGCCCGCGGCCGGCGAGTTCGTGACTGTCTTCCCTGCGCCCGTTACGATAATCGGCGGATAGATCGGGAGCGTTGCCACGCCCGAGCCATCTGAGGAGACGTTGGCGGTCACGGTGAACTTCTGCAGCACGCCGGTCGAATCGCCGGACACCCGGTTAACGGCGTACACCGTCGGCAACGTGAAGGTATCGCCCTTGTTCATGCGTACCGCCACACCTGCAGTCCATGCGCCGGTGAGCAGCGAAGACCCGGTCTGGCCGGCACCGGTCACGGTCGGAGCGCCGCCGAGCAAACCTACGGTGTGCGTGCGGCAGTTCTGGTCCATCATCCACTCGAAGCCGCCCATCGTCCCCATGCGGCCCCGCTTGTATTGCGCGCTGATCTCGCTCGACGCCTGGAAGAGCCCCTGCGCGGCTTTCAGCACGCCTTCCTGCTGCACCGGCGGGATGCACATGTAGCGGTCGCCGTCCATCGGGGCCGAGTTCTCATCGAGGATTCTGCCGGCCGCCCAGAACGGATCGAGCGTGCTGATGGGCGTGCCCGGCGTGCCTACGGTGTTGGCCGTTGCCTGATACGCCATCGTGAGCATGTCCACATCCACCTGGTTCGCAAGCGACACGGCGGCAGACTTCAGATAGCGGTCGCTAAAGGCGTCGATCGAGAGCGCCAACTCCACGCTGGAGAACTGGAACGGCACCACGGCCTGCGTATTCAGCGTCAGGGTTTTCTGCGTTTCGATCACATCCTGAATCGAGGAAGTGATGTCTGGATTCTTTGTCGCTGCGAACAGCACGGGCTCGCGCAGGCGCAATGTGTCGCCAATCTTTGCGCCCACCACGGCAAACTTATCGTCCCAGGTGTGCTCGAGCGTGCCGGTGAATCCGAGGTTGTTCTTGAACCGCATCAGCAGTTCGTTTGTGATCATAGACCACGTTAAAAGCGTATTTGGCACTTATCGTCTCCGTTCCAATTGCGCCATCCGCAGCTTCTCCCACTTCGCGTAGTCCTTTACCACTGCCGGATCGTCGAGCGAGTCCGTCGTGGTCTTTGCAGGTCTTCCCGTAGGCGGGGGCGGCTTGGGTGCGCCGGTTATTCGTGCTGTTCCGTTTTCAAGAGCGGGGGACTTCGCGAACGCCGCTTCGAGCTTGCCGACCTCGCGCACCGCCGACACGGGCGAAAGCGCAGCGATGCGCTTCAGCTCTGCCGGATGCTTCGCGAGATGGTACAGGATCTCGGCGCCCGATTCCGATTCGAGCATCGCCTGGCGCGCCGCCTGGACGCCCGGCCCGTCCGGTATAGTGACCGAATCGAGCACGTCCTCGTAGTCGTCGTGCGACTTCTTGGCGGCCTTTTCGCGCTTCGCCCACGCGTCGAACGCTTCGCGCTCGGCGGTCTCGCGGGCGCGCGTGGCGTCAGCTTCGGCCCGGGTCTTCTCGCGCTGGTCGAGTTTCCAGTCCGTCAACGCTTCCTGGAACTCTTCGAGCGTCTGAAAGTCTTCGAGCTTCGGCTTGCCTTCGGCCGGCGCGGGTTCGGAGGGCTTATCGTGCGGCTTCACCGATCGTTCGGCCACCAGCCGCTTCAACTCCTCGTTTTCCCGCGTCAGCCTTTCGAGCTTGCGCCGGCGCGAACCGGCGCGGCCTTTCGCCGCGTCGTCCGCTTCGTCAACGTCGTCATCCCCTGCTTCCTGCGTCTTCTCCGGTTCCGGGTCCGGTTCGGTTTTGGCCGGCGTTTCGGTCGCGTCAGCACCCGTTCCCGCGGCCGCGGGTTTTACGGCTTCCGCCTCGAGCGATTCACCCGCTGTCCGCCGCCTGACATACTCCCGAAAGTCCATCGGGGCCTCAGTCTGCGTAACGGTTGCGGTCCCCTGCTCGGGGGAAGGATTTACTTCTTCGTCTGGCATAAACTTGTGTTAGTTCGATCGCATACTGTTTCCATGACCGATGAATACACTTGCGTGATGTGCGGCGGAACGTTCAGCAGCACCGCATCCGAAGCTGACTCTCTGATGGAGTTTCAGGAATCGTTCTCCGAAGAGGAGCGCGCACGGGATACCTCACCACCGGTGGTCGTCTGCGACGATTGCTATGAAGTCCTGAAAGCGAACGAAGAACGGCTAACCGGAAAGCGCCGGCACTGATCCTCACATCGCCCCCACCGGCGCGCCGCCACCCGCCGCAACCGGCGGCGGCATGTCTGTCGGCGCCGATTCCTGCGCGGCCTGGCCCGACGCCATCGCGTGGATCTGCGCCTGCAACTCGGCGATCTGCACTTTCAACAGCGCGATGTTCTCGGTCGAACTCAGCTTCTCGTTCAATTCGAGAATCTTCACCTGCGCCGCGAGCGCGGCCTGCCGGTCGGAGCTTTCGATCTTCGCCTGCTCGATGCGTTCCCTCGAGTCGGTCTCCACCTTTTTCGCGCGGAGCTCTTCCTTCTGCGCTTCCGCCAGCGTCATCACCTGATCCAACTGCTGAGACAACTGCTGGTTCTGTTGCGCGAGCAGCTCCGCGGGCTTCGCCTTGCCCTCGTCCGCCATCCCCGGCGGCAGCGCCTTGCGCAGACGTTCGGCGATCTTCTCCGCGCCCTTGAAATTCATGTTTTCCATGATCACGTCGCCCGCGATCTGCATCAGCGGCGGATAGGCGCGCGCGAGTTCCGCAACCATCTGCTGCGTTTTTTCCTTGTCGGTGAGATATGTCGGCCCGATCTTCAGCCGGACGTCGTACTTACCGTTCAGTAAGTCGTAGTGGTGCTCGTTGCCTTGGTCGTCCTGCCACCGCTGGTTGACCTTGACGATTTCCTCCTGCATGTCCTCGCCGAGAATCCGCACCTCGCGCGGCGTGTCGTAGATCTTCGGGATCAGGTCGCACAAGATCGCGCCGCATTGCAGAATCGCCCGGTTCAGGTTGTCGATGAAATGGAAGTTCGAGAGCCCGCCCTGCGACTGCCGCTGCCGGATCGCCACGCCCGACGTTTCGTTCGACCGCGCGCCGAGCGAAGCGTCGTAGATGTTGGTCGTCGCCTTGATATCGTCCGACGCCTGCGCCGCGCCGATCGACAGCGCCTGGATCGGCGGCTCGGCCAGATTGCGCTGCGGAGGCGGCGCCGGGTTGCCGGCGATGTCGAGCGGCTCGTACTCGAGATACGCCCACGGCACGGAGTTCGCCGTCGCCCACCGCGGATCGCGGAACGCGCCCTTGACCCCGACCCAGGGCGCCTTGGTCCCTAACATCACGGTCTCTGCCTCGGAGCTGCGGTAGAAGTTGTAGAGTTTCTGCGGGTCGCGCGCGAAGCGGATCAACGAGAACAAGTAGCGTTTCTCTTCGACCCACATCTCCTCGCCCAACGCAGTGAGGATCGGAATCCACTGGCCCTTCCAATCGACTTTGTCCAGGATCTCGACGCCGTTCAACCGGTACATCCGGATGTGGCGGATCTCGTCCTCGCGCTCCATGCGCTTGCTGTCCGCGCCCGTCACGAACTGCAGGCCAGGCGGCAGCTCGTCGGGCAAGGCGTCGGTATACTCGTTGGTCACCTTGCCGGCCGGCCACTGCACGGCGACGAGCGTCTTGACTTCGGACTCGACGCACCAGTAATTCGCGACCAGCACGCCTTCTTTGCCGACCCACTCGGGCGCAGGGTTCTGGATGCCGTCGTACCAGTTGGCCTGCACGATCTCCGTCTCGCCAAACTCGGACTTATAGTCGTCACGCGACCACCATTCGAGTTGAAAGCCCCAATTCGCGTCGGACTTGTCGGCCTCTCGCGCAAACGGGTCGATCAGGACTGAGAACGGGTTGTAGACGCGCTCGATACGCAACTCCTGATCAAATGTCTTGTTGCCGCAGTAGCGCGTAACGACCTTGAAGTGCCCGAAGCCGCCCTTGGTCGATTGCTCGAGCGCCGACTCGTAGACCTGATCGGCCTTCGACACGTACTGGATGTGGCGGATCATGCCCTCGAGCACTCGCGCCGTTTCGGGATCGCTCGACGAATCGACCGGCAGCACTTCGATCGACGGCGGGTTCATGCGCGCCTCGTTCGCGACCATGTTCAGCGGGCCGGTGAGTTTGTTGAACACGAGACACGGGCGCTTGCCCGCGCCGCCGGCCGCGTTGCGGCTGTTCTCGTCGTCTTTAGACCACTGCTGGCCCGCCGCGAACTGCAGATCGATCTTTGCCTCCGCGCGGATCTCGCGCTCGGCCTCTTCAGCGAGGCGGTACCGCTCGAGGGCGGTGGAGAGGATGTCTTTATCGGACTGCTTGCGGGGCACGATAAAACGCTTTTGACACGGAGACACGGAGACACGGAGAAAGACAAGTTAGTTTATTCATTGCCTTCTCTGTGCCTCCGTGTCTCTGTGTCATTTTGCTCGCACTGGCCGGCGGATCGCTCTTCGGATTAAGCGCGCCGCCATCCCGTTCCGTTTACTTCTTCGGCTCGGCCCCCGGCGCGATCGGCGGCGTCGGCTGCGCGCCGCGCTCGAGGACGATCCAGCGGTAGCCGACGCCGACAACCCAGACGAGGATCGCGACCTTGCCCGACGGCAATCCCGCGTCGGGCGGCAGCGGCGGATAGATGCCGGGCGGCAGCGCGATCGGCTGCGACGGCTGGCCCGGCTGCGACGGCGCGCCCTCGATGTAGATCGGGTTCGTCGGCATCAGCGGCGGCAGCACGACCGGGATGTTCGGCTGGCCGGGCGGCGGCCAGATGCCCGGCAGTGGCGGCAGCGGCTGCGCCGGCAGCGCGGGACGGCCGCCCGGCAATTCGTTATCAGGACGGCCCGGCCCCCACGGCAGGTCTTGATCCGGCCGGCCGCCGGGCGAGCCCTGGCCGTAACCGGGATCGACGGGTTCGCCCGGGCCGTGCCAGACGAAGACAGGTGCACTGATCTTATGAAATGACATCTTGGATTCCTTTGTTGTTGATTTAGTGATTAACCCTTTGACACGGAGACGCGGAGAACTCATGGTCATCGAAGCAAGGAGTCAGAAGTCAGAATAAGAACAACGACCGCGCGCGCAGACACCCGCGACGCGACGCGATTCTGTCTCCTGACTCCTCATCACCTCACTTCACCGGCCCGCCGAACTGCGCCCATCCCAGAACCGCCAGCAGCGCGAACAGGAACAGATTGCCCGCAAGCCGCGGCAGCGGGTACGGCTGGTTGGGCACGACCGTACACCCTGCAATTCCGCAATCAATCGCCGTTCGGCAGCCTCGCCCGATAGCACCGCATTGTCATAAGCCGCAAGCGCCTTCATTGTTCATCCCACCTTCACCACGTGATACTTCGGCCCCGGCCCGCCCGCGACCTCGAACGGCGTCAGCACCGCGAGGAAGTTCGCGCCGTTCGGCATCCGCAGCTCCACGTACTCGAACGACACATCCGCGACGAGTGGACTGCCGTCCCGGTCGCACGT